TGAACCACTATTTTTTATTTGATTAAATTTTAAAAATATAAAATCACGATCTACAGATGGCAATTTATCAGCCAGTTCATTAAAAAAAGCAGTAAAATCTGAAGCTATTTTAGCTCTATTCTTATCTTGTTCTTTGGTTAATATTTTTATATCCGCATTTATAATTTTCAAATCATCATTAATTTTGGATATTTTAATTTTTAAATCGTTTAGTATTGCATAATATTTATCTTGAGATTTTTTCTCACCTACACTTTGGATATACGCATCAATTGATGCTTTACTTGAGGTTATTTTCAGCTGATTAGATAGGGTTTTATACTCTTCATCAAGCCCAATTTTTTTATTCAATAAAGAGTTTAAGTCTTGTTCAATTTTTTCAATTTTTGATTGAGTATCCTTTATATTTTCGTTTAATAGAAAAGAACTAAAATCCAGTTTCATTCTTTCTTTGGATTGTTGTTCGGTTAAGAAAGAATCGCACTTACTGCATCTAATTGAGTGATTTTTATACGATTCATTATCGTATTTTAAGATCTCTTCAAGCTCTCTTATTTCTAATTTAAGAGAATCTAATTCAACCTGTTTTGAATATATTTGCCCATTATAAGTAGACAGTTGCTGATTAATCGTATTAATTATTGATAAATACTTTTTCAGATCTTCTTTATACTCATCTTCATTTACAAAAGAATTCCAATTTTCAGTTAAAATAAATTGGTCTTTAAGAGTTAATAATGAATTGTGATTGCTTGTTAATTCACTATGTTCCTTTTTTAATTTTCCTTTTTTTTCTTCTTTTTCAAGATGTTCATTACTTTTTAAGTTAAGAACATATTCAAAAATAGATTTTGGCATATCTTTTGAGTCATACCAAGCTAAACTAGCTGTATTCCTAAATGGCGTTCCTTGCCAAGAAGAATCTTGATCTATATAAAACAAACTAAGGATAGCTGCAGCAACAACTTGGCTTAGATTCTCACTATTTTTGGTGCGCAATTTAATTTGCATATTCAATAAATTGGCAAACCATTTAGAATATTCGCCCTCATCTAAAAGTTCGTCTCTATCATATACTTTATAGTACTTATGATGACGTATTATCCATCCCTCTTGATTATTATGAGTAAAATACAACTTAAAAATCATTTGGGTATATTTCCAAGTTTTTGTAAAACTTTTAATATTCATTCCCAAACAATAGTAAATTGATTTCAGCAAGCTTGATTTACCAACAGTACCCTTTTGAGAATAAATAACATTAGAATTAGGTGAAAAATGAAACTCATTAGCTACTTTATTTATTTTGTCTAAAATGACAAAGCGCTTAATAATCATTTATTACGCTCCAAAAACTTTTCCGAAACAATATCAATAAGAACGGCATAAATATCTGCTTGAAAATTATCACATAATTTTTGATAAATACTATGTATAAAGGAAAAACCATAGCTTTCTAACTCTTCAATATAGAAATCACTATCAGCTATTCTAGCTAAAATATCTTTTCTTAAATTCCTTAATTTGCTATTAAGCATATAGAATTTTAACTCTATATCTCTTCTTTCTTTTTTACTCAATAACTCATCTTCAACTAATGATTCTAAAAAATTCATTCTAAGCTTTGGTAGCTTAGTAATTATGCTACAAAGACTAAAAATGTTTTTTAGTTCTTTGTGGGTTATTTTTTTACTTTCAATCACATTTTTATTATGAATACTTGCTTTTTGTTCACTTTTTAAATCTATTTGCCTAAATAGTTCATTGAGCGCATTAATTCCAGCATAGTCATCCATCGTGATTCCCTTCTTTGTCATATAACCGAGAAGTATTAGTTCCGCTTGTGATAAATCATTTTTAAAATTAGAAAAAACTATTTTAGTTTTATCTAATTCATTTTGAATTTTCTTTTCATCACCAGAAAATAAATTTTCTTGCTGCAGACATTTTAAAAATTCTTCCTTTTGTTTTTCAGAATAATCATAAACAAAATTATCGAATATATTACAACTAGATTCAGATAAGTCTTTTATATCTTTTTTACTGAAAGTATCTAGAGTTACAACTTTATAATAATCGACTTTTTCTTCCTTGTTTAAAAGTTTATATAAAATAGAATTTTTATTTTTCGGAACTTTAATTAAACTGTTAATACTTAATTTTTGCCCTTTTACTTGCAGGTGGAAATTTTTTTCTGAGAAAAAAACTACAATGTCCTCTTGATTTTCAACAATGATATAAAAATTATCCACGTTAAAATTATTAATAGCAATTTGAGCAATTACTGCTTTCTGGTAATTAAAACCTCTTATACTATATGCACCACCACTATCAATAGTCATAAATAACACACAATATATAATCAATAATGGTGATTATATATAAATAAGAATGCATTTTCTTTATGTTTATACAAACAGTGTTTTTTTATACAGTAAACCTTTTTTATAAATTTTGATAATTTTTTTTAACTATTAATTGAATTTGTTTAGAATAAAAACTTAATTGATCAATAAAACCATCTTCGGGTGATGCTTTTATTCCACTTGGCAGCAAAGTATTGGCTCCCACAAAAAAATGGAAGCCAATTTTTCTAAACCGCTTATGCAGCGGTAATCTAGATTATATAAAACATAGCTTATTGTTTTAACTAAATTTTAACCAATTTTCACAAAATAACCATTTTTTCTAGCACTTAAATTAATTTATATTTTTCAATAAATTAGAAAACAAGCTAAAAAAAGGGTTGTTGAGTTTAGGCTCAAAAAACACTAGAAAAAACCTTAATAAAATCAATGCGTTTTCTGAACGATTTTTAGTTCCCTAAAAAACTATGTAACTACCGAGATCTTGGTATCGCTCAATTGCTGCTCAAGTTCTAATATAAGTTCTTGAGTGCCTTGCAATGATAGCCAGTAGCTAGGGTTGTTTTTCTTTTTTCCTCAGCTTGCTTTATGCAACGCATTAAGATTAAACTGACCTTCTTTATCTGTTGTGCAAGATTATAAAATTACATCACCTATTACGTCATGAATTTTAGCGAACACATAAATTTCAGCCATTTTTAATTTGTCACAAACAAAATCTTTACTTTTATGTGTATTTTTGGCTAATTGACGACAAGATTGTTGATTGATATAAACTGATTTAAGAATAGAATAAGAAATAATATCTATTTTTGATAAGCACAAAATAGCTTTATCAACTATTTCAGCTTCATCTTCACTGAGTAATGGGCGAGGGTCAACGCCATTATTATCGTTAAGAATTGATGGCGATTTATATGGGTATTCTAAACCCGTTCTTATACTACGTCTAACATTAGCCCATGCGACAAGGACTTGTTTAATATCTCTCTTCATATACTCTCCGTAAAATTATAGAGAGGAACTTCACAGAAACAGTCTGCACTCTGCTATTCTGCTCAAACTCCACAATAATGTCATTTTAACATTTAGGTGTCTAGACGTAAAGAAGCCTAAAATTATTTGTCAATAAACTTTAAAAATTGTTACGTTATTACATTCATCCCAAAAACACGATCCAAAAATTGAATTAATAACAGTATTTGTGAACCGTATTTTTGTTCCCACTCGTTAACATTTTTATGCAGTTCATTGTGATGAGTTCGGCAAAGAGGCAATGTAAATATATCATGTGACTTGCCACCCATTTTGCCTTGCCCGTATCCAATAATATGGTGCGGATCATCAGCTTGTTTACCACAGCATACACACGGTTGCGTTTTTACCCACTGGGTATATTTTTCACATTCCCAGCGTTTTAATTTTGGTCTCAACATAAATGATGCGGGGGATTCAGGATCTACTGCTATTTTCTTAACTGGTTTAGATAGTGCTTGTAGGTGTTGGTATGTGTTATTTATTTCATTTTGTAATCTAGGCTCTGAACGGTCATCACTAGCAACTAATTCAGATTCTTTATAAACAGATTTTATTTCTTCAATTGGCCTATTATGTAGTAATCTGGCCATGTTCTCAGGTATGAGTTCATGCAGTTTGTTGATTACGGCCCACCAAGCCAGTTCTTGAATTGATAACCGATGGTTACTATCATGCTTTAACTGGTTTATAATGCATTCAATTAGAAATTGTTTTAAGTTGCGCTTTGCTAGCGTTTTCACATTGTCATCAATAACTAAATCTTTATTGTGATGCCAGCACACACGAATAGCTGAATAGCCAATTTTTTCATTCACTAATTCATGATGACAATACTCACCATCTTCTAACTGGCATTTATACCGTTGATTTAACCAATAATCAAAGTTATATAGATTTTTTAGTTTGTTAACTACTGCGTCATGTAATATAAATGGATCGATATATTTATTATTTAATAATGGTTGTTCATCTTGAATAATGCCCGATTTAATACCTGCGTGCTCGTCGCCACTTTGAGAAATAATAATACGATTTCCAGTACTCAATTTTTTTAATAACTCTGCACCTGGTTTAAGAATTATTAATCCAAGTCCTGGTTGGCAATATGGGGTAAGTATCGCTTTCATTATGACACTTTAGCGTTTTGCATTAGCTTTAGTAATTCTTTAAATCTACTATCATAAAAATGAGGTTGCGTTTCTCTAGGATTATTCGGTGGGGTGAGATTTTTGCCATATAACAATCCATATGCAGTGATTGACCAAAACTCTTTATCTTCACCTGTTTTAACACTCTTACGCTTATTGCGCTCAACAATGCCTAAATCTTTCAATATTGCATAGGCCACGGTCGTTTTTAATGGAACTTCATATTTTTGTAGTAAATGCGTTAATGAAAAAGATACACGGCTAGAACCATCGACTGAGTCACTCGGTGCATCTACTGCATAATTAGGTAATAGGCAAGGTACCCCTGAATATTTTTGTAATTCTTGATACCCTTTTAGTTTAGCCGAATTAGATAAATTCAAAGTTCTAGATGCTGATTCTAAAATCATCAAGCCGATATTAACTTTATCCACTTCTGATGATTTTCTAACTACAACAGAATCAAATGTACGAATAACTTTTAGATTAAATGCAGGACTAATCCACATTGCATAAGCATAAACAAGCTCTTTACAAGCGTATGTCCCTCGCTCAGTACCACCATGTACCACTTCCAAAGCAGGGATTCCTGCTTTGACAAATTCTTTAGTTATTTCTTGTATTAACTCTTGAGCTTGTTTATTTTCAAGCCATAAAGATGGGCGGTTTTTATTTAGTTGTCCTGATGCTCGATGAAGATCGTTTAAGCAATACAACCCCTGCTTATTTTGACGAATAATAACATTTTCAATAGCAATTAATTGATTCATTTTTTTAATACTCCACTTTCTTGTTTTTCACATAAACCAGTCTGCAACTCTGACTCATTTGATAAATTACATAACGTAACAATTACCCCAAATTAAACCATGATAATGGGTATATTTGTTACAACCATTTTTAGGTTTATCGCTTATATCAATACCATGATGACATTTTCTTTTGTTATCATTAGTATTCTCATAATAATCACATGTAGCACATGCTTTTTTATCTGGATTATAAAAACATTTCGATTCATGTAATTTCATACCTTGTTTAGTTTGCAATGCTTTCTTACAACCATTGTACCCACATGCGTATGCTTTAATTTCGTACATTTACTTCCCCCTTGTTTTATATTAATAAAATTAATACCAAGTGGAAAATAGAATAGGAGATCACCGATTAACGGAAATATTGATGTGGCACTACCTACCACCATAGATTGGCTCCTATACTCCACTTGTTTTTCACTTAACATCTGCCTTGTTAAGCACCTTTTCGCAACATGTCAGTCTGCACTCTGACACTGTTAATATATACATTATATAAAATTATAAAGAAAATGAAAGATGTAAAATGGTATATTTACTGTTTTTATTGGTTGATAAACTTGAAGATATAACAAAGCGGAATGATGGCTCCGAACAAATAAAGTCGAATTTTTATCGTTCGGAGGCGTTATACGTATAGTTAGGAAATTACAAAATCAACTTTTACGTTACACGCATCAAAATATTTAAAAATTGTCGCCATATTTGCCTTGTCTGGATGCTTTTCTAATTTGTTTAAGTTTGATGGTGCAACGTTCATTTTTCTAGCTAGCTCTGATTGTGTTAAGTTTGCATGTTCTCTTGCCTCAATTAACGCCTCACGCAATTTCCAAGCCCTGTTAGCATCTTCGTACGCTTTTTTAGCTTCAGGAGAATTGAGCATTTCTTTTTTTAATTCTTCCCATGTTGTGTTATGTTTAGTCATTTTCAATCATCTCCTTTAATCTTTCACGTGCTATTTTGAGTGACGCGCTCGGTGTTTTTTCTGTTTTTTTCACAAATGCATGTAGTAAAAATATTACGCTTCCTTTTTGATATGCGTAGATAGTTCTCGCTATATTATTTCGTTCTATGCATCTTAGCTCAAATAAACCGTTCCCCAACGCTTTGCTGTCTGGCATTCTCAATTGTCCCCTGACCTCCAATTTGTCAATCAGATTAGCCATCTTACCTTTTAGCTCATCTGATAGCTCCAGTAGCTCTTCTTTTGCTTGGTTATGAATAATTATATTAAACACCTAAATACTCCGCCAGTTGTTTAAATTAATAATACTATTTTATATTGTAATATAAAGTTATTTTTTTTAATAAAATTATATTAAAACATAAAGCAAAGCTGAACTGTGTTTTTGATGAGAGTTACATTATCGTTATTGAAACAGATTCGAATACATACATTTTAATATGATAAATAATAGATTTAAAAAAACAAAAGCCCGGACATCAGGCTTTTTATTTATTTTCTATGTCCTCTTTTCACAAATGCTTATTAAAACCGCTCCTCTATTATCATCACACCACTCTGATTCAATTTGCTTGATCTGACTATCATCAACCCAAACCCCTGCTGTTGTAAGTGAATCAAACAACGCCTTAAAATAATTATCCATATCACGCCTAATATTATTAGGCGGATAAAATTCAACTTTGACAGCAACATTATCTGTAATTGGTTTAGGCTTCTTTTTTAACTGCTCATATACTGCAGCAATAACTTCACTTTTATATCTGCGACCTTTAGCACTTAATAACGTTCTTCCATTTAAATTACGCCAATACTTGTTCATTGATGGAGGGAATGGCAAAACCAAAGTTATCATTCGCTATTTACCCCTTTATGCTTTGTTGTGTTGATGCTTTTAATACCCAGCCTTGAAATGCTGATTCCATATTTTTTCTTAAATATCCGCCCTTTCGGTCCTTTCTTAAATGAATATCAGGACACCCTTTTTTACGCATTGTTTTTTCAAACTCCATGCGTTCTAAATTAATATTTATCATTATTTGACCCTACATTCATATACAACATTACCAACATAAAAAGCATTAAGCTTTTGACATTCTGTTGATATTTCACTATGTGCAACACTATATCCGATGAAGAAAATAGAAATAAAAGTTACTGCTAATGCAAATGCTTTCACGGCATAGCCTCCATTCTATTTACCAAAAACCGAGCAGCATTATTGATTTGCTCTGGCGATAGCCGATCAATAATCATTTTGTTAATACTTTGTCTAACCTTTGTTTGTGCCTCAATCTTTAAATATTTGGCATTTTCAATTGAATCAAAAATTCTATTTACTTCTTTTGGCCAGACTGTATTAACATTTTGAACTGGTATGTTTACCTTAATTTTTTCGTATGTTTTAAATATTTCATCACGCTCAATGAATGAAGCACGACAATCACCAAAAGAACGAGGATTAAATACCGCAAAAAGTGATCCTCTATTATTCCCATGAATTTTTTGTTTATTGTCAGCTCTAACAAATGAAATACGTCCGTTTACAATAAAATAAATTTCACTTGCTAATTTACGTAACTGATTAAACCAGTCGACAGACGTATCAACTGGCAGCAGCATGACGGTACCCACTCCCAGATCGGCTGCTTCTCTCGCCCTTTTTACCCAAGGTAGAATATTAGAGTAAGGAGGATTACAGAATGCATAACCACTTTTTAAATGCGCCCATCCGTTAAGTGCTGAATCATATGACTCTGTTAAATAATTCGGATGTAGGTGATTATGATCACTTGCAGCAACATCACAAACAAAACTAAATCGGGCATTCAGATATTCATATAATTCAATCGGTGTTTGCCATAGATCTTTTATATCTGAATCGGTTTTGCTTTTTGAATGTTTATAATCAACTTTAGCCATTTTCTGCTATACTCCTTTTTGCTTTCTCTCTCGCCCTTTCTCTCATTGCGTTTACCTCGTCAGAATGACTATAAAATACACCGTAGCCTGTGCACGTTTTTTTATCTTCAAGCTGAACCCGAATTTCAGGAATGACGTCACCCTTACTCAATTTTTTTGCCCATTTGTTAATTAGCATTTCTGCACGCTTTTCAACCTCAAATTCTGATTGGTTGTATTGGCGCATGTGCTTTCTAAGGTCGGTAACAATCCAGTACATAACCGGATGAGACCAGGGAAATTGCTCCGCTGTTTGACATGAAAAACCAATCTCAGCACTATACTTGTTGAACTCTCGCATAACTTGAGCAACTGTTGGTAACCCCATATCTGATGCCTCGCCCTCTTTGCACCATGAAATAAATTGACCAGGTGATGGAACAAATGGCGTGCTTTGTTGACGTGCTTTCTTCATACCTATTTCAAACTGACGTAATGTGGTTATGCCGTTTTCTTTAAATGCAAGTAACCATTGGTTTTTGAACTCATCAAGATCTAGCTGAGTTTTTATTAACGCCGTTATTGCAGGGAATACCTGTTTTAATTGGATAAATAATTTGTTAAAGTTTTTTTCAATTTCACAATTAATTTTGGGCGTTCCCATACTTGTATTTTTTGGGCTAAAATTTTGCTTTATTGCCATTTCAGATGCTGTGTAAATTTCGTTTAACGTTTTCATTGGAGAACCTCCTCACGTAACCACCCTGTACTATTCCAGTCAATTTCAGACGATTTGTTTACCGCAGTTTTGTTATCAGATAGCATTTGAGTTGTGAGGGTCATCCATTTCTCAGAAAGGCTCGATGGTGACAAAATATTTTTAAACCAAAATTCATGATGATTAGCCCAATCAAAAACTTCTAATATTTCTCGTGTACGCTTGTTGACTCGTTTTTTTAACAGCCGAATTTCATTGCTCCACCGTGGCCAATTAGGTTCTTGGTAAGTAGGGTTAATCTCAAGCACTTTTTGATAAATATACTGGGCTACTTTCAAATCATCTTTTGAACCCCAGTATTTTCCGTTTGCTGAATAAATTTCAGCTTGAGGGTGTTTTTCTAAAAATTGGGATAATTTATCAGCGTCGGAAATTTGACTAAAATTTCCAGACCCTAATTTATTATTATTTATATTATTATTATTTATATATGGATCGGGTCCAATGGCTGACCGGTCAGAATCTGGACCGTGAGAAATTTCCATATCTTCATTTTTCTTTATTTTACAATGGGTAACGTTACTTTTTGCATTTTCTGACAGTCCAATTTCTGAACCGTCAGGATTTGGACCGTCAGAGTGTGATAGTCCAGATTCTGGACTGTGAGAATCAATAGCTAGTTTGGCTATTTCAAACGCTAATTTTTGCAATTTTTCAACATCCAGATGGTAAAGATTACTATCATTCCTTTGCTTATTTCGTCTTGCTTCACGTTTTAACCAACCATCCTTTTCTAAATCACTTAATGCAGTTAATACGGCACTTCTACTTGCGCCCAATTGTTTTACAATAGTAGGAATTGAAGGATAACTAATCCCTTCATCATTAGAAAAATCAGCCAGCCTTAGCATAACTAAAAGTTTTACACCTTTAATATTATTACTGGCACAAACATCCCAAACATAAGAAGTCAACTTAGTACTCATGGATTAACCTCTTTGTTTTTGGTACAGAAATGCCCACAAAAATTCAACAAATTGGTGGCTGACAGGTACCCATGTGTGATTTATCATGGCTTCATATTCAAAGCCTGATTGTGAAAACTTACAACGCAATTGCGTTACGGTACAATTTAGTGTTAAACTATTCATGCGACGAATACTCCACAAGTGTTTTTTCGCAACCGACCGATAGCCTTCTGCAAAATTGCTATCGGTCACCCTTCCCAAAAATCATCTCAGTTCTAACGATAATTTCACTTAATCTCGTACTTTTTGTGATTACTTTTAATTTTTCAATGTATGCTTAGTTTCACTAAACTACTTTATTCCGAATTACAGACCAATTAATATCAGGACGGAGATCTTCGCATTTAACAGCTCCGTATGTTTTGTCTTCTATATCAATTGCTTTTTCTATTGCTATTGAGTTAACGTTGTTTAACCATTGCCATACTTGTGACTTAGAGACTTTAAGTTTTTTAGCCGTCTCTACTTGAGAGCCACCAAAGAAATCAACGACCTTTTTTATTGCTTGATTTTTCTTTTCCATATTGCTCCATGTATAAAAATAAAACACACAACAATAAAAGTATAATTTTACTATACAAATAAGTAAAGTTTTTTTATACGACAAAAGTATAAATTTACTTTACTATTCTAAAAAAGGAGAAAGTATGGATTTAAATGTCGCAGAATGGGTTAAACAATCCCGATTAAATGCTGGTTATACACAAGAGCAACTAGCTGAAAAATTATCAATGACTAAAGGGAATGTTTCAGCTTTTGAAAATGGCAGAACATCACCTAGTTTTAATGTCATGTTAAAAATATGTCATATTTGTGACGTATCGTTGCCAACAAATGAATTAAAAAACCCAACTGAAGAAACTGCAGTGATAATTGATGAATTAACAGTTAGAGCGGAATGTGAAATGGGTGAATACAATGATTACTTTGAGCTTAGAGGTGGTTTATCTTTTAGTAAAGAATGGTTGAAAGAAATGGGCATCAATCCAAAATATTGCTATGTAATATACGCAAAAGGTTTAAGTATGTATCCGACATTACAGGATGGACAAGCTGTTTTAATTGATACAAGCCAAACAATGCCAATTGAAAATAAAGTTTATTTGATAATGAGAGATCTTAACGGTCTAATCATAAAGCGAATTACTAGAGATAAAAATGGGGACTGGATCTACACCAGTGATAACGCGGAGAAAAGCACATTTCCAAATATGTATGCTTTTCGAAATGATAAAATAATTGGGCGTGTTGTTTGGACTGGAGGTAACGCCGGTCTGTAACCTGTAACAAATAGCATCATAAGCAATTGAAATAAAATAGATAATTGAATGGAGAAAGGTAATACGTATGAATAATTTTAAAAACAAGTTAGATAATCACTCAGAACACGTTAAAAAGGTTGGAAGTCACTGCAATACGGAAGAAACAACTAAACAAGCGTTAATATTACCATTGCTTGATATTTTAGGATTTACGCCATATGATCCAACGAAAGTAAAAGCAGAATTTAAAGCCGATTTTCCTGGAGAAAAAGCTAACGAACGTGTTGATTATGCTCTTTTTTGTCAAGATTTGCCTGTGATGTTTATAGAGGCAAAATCATGGAGTGAAGAATTAACTAATCATTGCCCTCAACTTTCAAGATATTTTAATGCAACCCCAGAAGTAGCTGTGGCGGCAATAACAAATGGTAGAGAATGGAGATTTTTTACAGATTTAGAACAAAAAAACATTATGGACTCAAGCCCTTTCTTAAAAATTAAGATCGAAGAATTACAAGATAATGATTATGAACAACTTTATCAATTTAGATACGATCAATTCAAACCAGAAGCATTAAGAACATTAGCAGAAGAAAGTATTTATTTTTCATTATTCACTAAAACAATAACTTCAACCTTGAGAGAAGCGCCGATTGATTTTGTTAAATATGTAGCAAACAAATCAAACATATCAAGACAACTAAATCAAAAATTTCTTGATAGTATTACACCAATTGTAAAAAATGCAATTGAAAGAGCTGTAAGTAACATGGTTGTTGTTGGCTTAACAGGAAAAAAAGAAATATCCGATGACTTATCAAGTGATAATGAAGAAAAAACAATACTTGATGAAAAAGCCGATATTATAGATCCGGATAATAGTAAAATTATTACTACTTACTCTGAAAGAGTTTTATTTGAACATATTAATTCAATTATAGATGATAATGAATTAACATATAAAGACACCGAATCATATTTTAACGTGCTTTATCAAAATAAATCCAATAGATGGATAGTTCGATATTACGATAATAAACAACGCCCATCAATTCAATTACCAATTGAGTTAACCGACAAAGTAAAAGACGAGGTTAAGAGAGCTGGATTAGAAATTGGTGCAGGCGAGCAAATTATTATTGATAAACCAGAAAATGTATTAAGAATATCGGGGTTAATCATCGATGCATATGAATACACAAAAAATGATGAAAATTTCAAAAGAAAATAAAAATTTCTTTTAATTTATTTTTGTAAAGCCCTATCAGGGCTTTTTTTATATCTAAAATTCTTCTTCCTGCAATGTTAAATCATATATTAGATTAAAAAAAAAACAATCAGTATATTTTTTTTATACTTTTGTATAAAAATAGTTTACATTAAGTATAAATAAACTATACTTACACGCATCAAATCAACTTAACAAAAGTTGAAGCTCTTTAAAAATCAAAACATCTAATTAATAGTTCTTGTTGTCAGTTCGTCGTATTTAAACCCCGTTTCTGACTCCATGAATTCTATTGCTGAAATTGGATAACCGCATAAAGTGCATGAGATGCTTTTCACAAAAGCAGCTTCGTCATGTGGACTTAGTGGAGGTTCATGTTCGAAAAGATATTCGTGGCTTTGGCATATAACACAACTGTGTTTTATTGTTTTTATCTTGTCCATAGTATAGAGCTGTTAGTTAGAGTTATTCATTATAATAAAGCACTGATTTTATATACAGTGTTTTTATTAATGAATTGTTTTGATAGTTCTTTAAAAATCAGGAACAGTATTAACTAAGTGTTTAATCATTATGGAGGTTTTTATGGTAGCTCAAGATAATTTTTTATCTGGAACAGATAAAGAAAAAATAAAAGACGCAATTTTAGAAAGCATCTCTAAAATAGATGCTAATAGTTACCGCTTTAGCTTTGAAGAATTAGCCTTACGAGTTTGCAAGGCTATTAGTGCTGTTAATTCTTATCCAGATGATCAAAGTTAAGCTCAAGATCATTCTCTAACCGTGACGATAACTCTAAAATAAAATCAGCTACATCATCAGCCGATTGTTTATCATAAGAGTCAGGAGAAATTATTGCATTTGAGTTAGTTTGTAAAATTTCTCTCGCTATTGCTATAGCAAATTTTTCTGCCTGATGTTTTTTCATATTGTTTCCTTTTAAAAGGGTCGGTTTTTGGCGATTCCGATCTTACCACGATGGCTGTGAGTGGTTAAATAACCAGCTTACTACTAGTTCTTATTATCAGATGTCAGTGATGACTGTTCTGGTTTCTTTTCTACTGTCGTAGGTTTAGGTTTAGGGGGATAATGCTCTAATCCAATAACATTGTCTAATTGTTTTTCTTGTTTAGCCATTATTTATTTCCTTCTTTTTGAGGTTTAGGTTCGGGACGTTTGTTACTATTTCGGTGATATTTATCTGTATCATCTTTTTATTAGTGAAATCTGTAGTCGATATTTTCACACTCCCTTTACTGACAATTAATATTGAACCTATATTTTATAAAAAACTATTTAGCTCTTTAAAAATCAGGAACAGCATTAACCAAATGTATTTTATATTTGGGGTTAATTTTTGATAAAGCTTTTGTAGTCTTTTTCTTCGGGAAGATCGCCAGCAAACCATGCAGCTAATTTTTGAAGTCTAGACAAAGAAACGACACTATCACGATCAACTTCTGCTCTTAAAACAATTGTAGTTCTTTGCATAGCAGCGAATTCGATTGCTTTCAAATGATGTATATCATTTTTTTCTACATCTTGAATTTGTTTTGTTAATTCTAAATCACACTTAATATGAGATTCATCTCTAATCAATCGAAGAAAAGCTTTACACTGAGAGTCAGCTTTAGCTGATGATTCAGAGAACTGAAATACTTGTTTAAGCGCCATTGATAATGCAATTATCAAACCATACCACATAGCGCTTTTAACATCAGCAAAAACAGCGCCACCTAAGAATACAACAATAAAAGATAAAAAACGATCAATCCGCCCTAATAGGAGTGAAGTCATTTTATTGCAGTAATAGTTATAGTGAATATCGAAAATTAAAGAATCTCTACATGGTGATTCTTGTGTTTGGACAGTTTCAGACATAATACCCCTCTTATCTTAAATTATTAAATCTAAGATTGGCGTGACAACTAATCTTACCACGATAGCTGTGAGTGGTAAAACAACCAGCATTACTTATTTTTTGTATTGTCTGGTTTTGGTGTAGGTCGTTTTTTAGGAGGAACACCTCCATTGAATTTTGGTCTATTCACGTTTATCTCTATTTTTTAGGTGTTGGTATTGGTATTGGTGTAGGTCTTTTTTTAGGTGGAACACCATATTGGTATTTATCTTCATCACTCATGACAATCACCTTAATATTATCCTTTTGTTGTGGTGTGTAAATTATACACAACTAACATTATTTTATAAATAAATTCCTTGCTGTTGTGGTGACAAAAGGACACTTGAGCCTAACAAGTATAAAGATAGGCACACTTAGTTAATGCAGTTCCTGATTACAGAATGTTAGTGGAGTAAATCGTACGCTCTGGAGTGCAGACCAGAGCGTTTTTAACAAACAATGTGGAGTATTAAAAATGTTTTTCAAAAACCTAATTATTTATCAATTCGATAAAAATAATGCCATTGAACGTTTAGATAGCGACATGCTAAAAAATATGGCATTCACACCATGCGGACCAACGGACTCTATTAAAAAAGGTTTTGTCTCGCCAATTGATGACGATGACGTATTAAAATTGCAGGTTCAAGGTCACTCATTATTAAAGCTACGTATTGAAAGCAAGTTACTGCCCTCTTCGGTTATCAAGAAAAAAACGGCTGAACGAATTGAACAGCTAGAACAAAAACTAGGTCGTAGCGTGACTAAAAGTGAAAAACTTTGTGCAAAAGATGAAGTTATTGTTGATTTATTGCCAGTTGCATTTACTAAAGATCAATATACCCATGTTTGGATTAACAATAACGACAATTTCATAGCAATTGAAACAGCTAGCTTTAAAAAAGCTGAAGACGTTCTTGCATTAATAAGAAAAGAATTAGGCGTATTAGCACTCAAACCGCTTTCTGTTGAAAAGCCTATATCATTCACATTAAAAGAATGGGTATGTAATGACAGAACACCACCTAATTTTTTTATTCTCAATGATGCAATGTTAGCTGACCCTTTGGAGGGTAACGGAAAAATAAAACTTATTAACGAAAACCTCACTGCAGAAGAAGTCAGAAGTTATCTAAATGATGGGCGTGAGATTAAATCGCTATCGTTCTCATATAAACAGCAAACAGTTTTTACAGTAAATACTGAGCTCGTTTTTTCCAAAATTAGCTATTCATCTGAAATGTTAGATGAAAATAGTGATATCTCACTAGATGATAAAGCGAAGCGAATAGAAGCTGATTTCTTTTTAGTTGCTAATGAACTAGCTAATTTAATCAACGATTTTACTAAAGCGGTGCAATAACGCAGTGGGGCGTCTGGTATATGCGTTGATAATTAGTGTTAGCAGTGATCTGTCCCTTATGCGGTTAGCCCACTAATTTGAAATATACAAGTCTAAAACCATTTCCAGACGGTAGCCACGCCGTTGGCGACAGAGTGGCAATTACTTGATACAACAATAGGTAACGATCAAGAGGTGTGATTATGTCAGATAAAATAACGTTTGTTGTTTATGCGCGTATTGACTCATTTGTATATAAAAGAATAGTCGTTAATAAAGCTGAATATGATGCAGTGGAGGATAAAAAGGCGTACGAACAGGAGTTGCTCAGAACTCATCTTCCAGATCTTTTACCCTGCAGAGGAATATATATTGAGGGGTAAATTATGAAATATTTTACATATGATCATAATGGCTGTTTTGTCACAAATGAGCAGACAAAAACAATCATAAAAGCCGCAAATATAATATGCGATGAATTTAATAATAAGGTTCCTAAAAAAGGATAATTTTCCAAATATTTTTTAATTACACATAACGGGTGCAGACGTTATTAAACATTGTGGAGTATTAATATGACTTGGATCACAACCCATTCAGGGTTACATTTTGATTATCAAACTCCTATTGCCGATGCAATTTGTATTGAAGATATCGCAAAAGGCTTATCTCATGAATGCCGTTACACTGGGCAGCTTGATAGATTTTATTCTGTTGCTCAACATTCTATTGAATGTAGTTACATTGTTGCCGATAAATTTAAATTAGAAGCATTGTTACATGATGCTGTTGAGGCATATTGCAAAGACATCCCATCACCTTTAAAGAAATTATTACCCGATTACCGCCTGATTGAAGATAAGGTTGATCAAGTTATCAGGCAAAAATTTAAGTTGCCATTAACTATTTCTCCAGAAGTTAAACGAGCGGACCTTATTTTATTAGCTACTGAACATCGTGATATAGCTAATGATGGCAAAGAATGGCCAATGTTGAAAGGTATTCCGTTACTTGAAAGAAAAATAGAACCAGTACCTAGCTGTGTTGCATACAACCGCTTTATGCGTCGGTTTTATGAATTAAGTAAGTAGGAGAGAAAAAATGGCAGAATATAGAGTAAAGGTTAATAGTTCTAATTTTATTGAAATATTATCTGGACAACAAAAGTTTTTGATTTTAACTGCTGTACGTGAGCCAGTCGTTGGTGACATATTAATTATCACTGATAGACGCGATCATGATAACTCAGTTGAAGCTGTTATTACTAGTTTTGACATTGAAGCAAATGGAATTGAAAACGGTTTTGTCGTTGTCAGTATTGATATTAATTCCCAATCGCAAAGTGCAGAGGTAAAACAATCTCAGCTAGATAAAAAGATTATTTTATTAAATGAGCAAATATCTGAGTTAACTAAAAAATATAACGCATCATGTAACAATTACAACGAATTAGATAATGAAAAAACTAAAATCAATGAACTCTTGAAAAAAGAAATTAAAAAAAGTAATGGGATGCAAGAAGAAATATCTTCACTAAAAGCGGAAAACTCAAAACAAAAAAATGAGTTAGCAAGAAATCATAACACAATAAAAGACCTACAATTTCATATTAATAAACAAAAAAATAGTCTAGAAGAGTGCCAAGCTCGACATAATAAGTTAGCTGATTTAAATGCATCATTGAGCCATGAATTACAGAGTATAAAAAATAAAAATGACATCATGAATAACGCAACCGAACATGTAGTTTCTGATAGTTATATCAAGCTAAAAAGTCTAACCAAAAATTTATTATCTTATATCGATAGTAATTTATAACTGTAGTTAATGAATGTTAGAACGTAATTATGAAAAAGAAGCGAAACAAAAAATATAACCCAACATTAAAATATCAGCAAATATCTAGAATTGTGGCCAAAGATTACATGATTTTAGATATCACTGCTGTTGATGTGTTTGTTTACTACAAAGGTTCTGAAATCAAACCAAAATCGTTCGAAGCTAGAATGTTGAACGAAGTGCGTTATAAATGGCAAATAATGGCTGGTGTTATTTGTCGTGATCAACTAAACCGTGAGTATTTAAAAACAGACACATTCATAACAGCTAATGAGTATTTTACCTCTGAACTATCTGATTATCTGACAGAGTTTCAAATAAATTTATGGGAAACAGCAAACCCAATGCATAGGTTAACCCAATTTTGGTTAGCAACACCGAATACTGCAGAAATTAGCGAACAGCAAGTTATAGATATGATTAATAGTAAAAACGGGTTTAATCAATTTATAACTGAATATGAATATAAAAAACAGATAAAGGCCTAACTATGACAATTAACACTATTATTATTGATATTGAAACATTAGATACAAAACCGACAGCAATTATATTGTCAATTGGAGCATTTGCATTTGATAGATTTAATTTAAATGAAACGTTAGAAAAAATAGAAATGGTTGAAATTTCCGGTTGTTACAGTGATTATCATCTATACCTGTTATGTGACCTACCAGACCAATTATTTTATTCCAACCGAACGATCAGCAATGAAACGCTAGAATGGTGGAGATCTCAAGTT